ATGGCGGCATCGAAACAATTGAAGCCATTGAAGCGGCTTTAACCAACGAAGAATTTCGTGGTTACTGCAAAGGAAACTGTATGAAATATATTTGGAGGGAGCGCCACAAGGGCGGAACCGAGTCCCTGAAAAAGGCGCAGTGGTACTTAAATCGTCTTATTGAGCTGGACGAAACTCAGAACGGCTGAAGTTCGTCTTCATCGTCGTCTTCCGAATATGCGCATGCAGCCGCGAGTTCTGCAAGCTCCAAATCGGTGGGGATGTCAAAATCAATATCAATATTTTCATCTGCCATCAGCGTTTTAATGGCATGCCACTCCATTAAACGTTGGTGGTAAAGGTTGAGGAGTGCGGCGTAGAGCTCATCCCAGGTGAGTTCTTGCGCTACCAACTCAGCCTTGCGCATTGAAAATTGAAGCTCTAATGGTAGCTGAAACTCAGTGGGTTCCGTTGTGTGCTCCATTGAAACTATCGCTTCATTTCAATTATTCTACGCCCAACCTGTAAATATTGCGTCAAGCTCTTCCGGAAGAAAAGAAGACCACGAGTCCCCTTCAATGTCAAAGTCATTGGCAAACTGCGACAAAAGATAAGGGCTGATTTGTTCTTCCAGGGTGCGAATTGCTTTTACTTGGTGGGGAGCCGCCGTGTAATTTCGGAACGCAGCAAGCAATACCTCGGTGGAGGCCCACTGATTTGTGTCGACTTCCTGAAGAAATAAATCAACCTCCTCTCTGCGCCTGTCGATAAGACCACCTATGACCTTGTGTTCAGCATCAAAGATCCAACAAGACATTCCCTGGGTGGCGCCAAAAAAATCTTCTTTATCAATACAGTCAACAATGTCGCTGTAAAGAAAAGGCTCCCACCCAATGGAATGAATAAAAGATATCAAGGCTTGACGCATGAAGTCATCAAGGCCCAAATTTAGTTTTAACAACTGAGTATCAATTAAATGCACTTCGTGAAACAAGTATTCCAACGCCTTCTCTTTTGTACAGCATTGTCCTTGTTTTACCGGAGATCCGTCAGGGTAAAACTGTGTGCCGTAACCAAAGGTGTAAGGTTCTTTTCCTGTTACGGGATCAGCGTATGCCTTTTCGCTAAAGCCTTCATGCTTACAGATTAAACCAATCGCACAAGAAATGTCGGACATGGGGGCAATACTTATTACCCCCAATCATACACAAATTATTTACCTTGACCGCGCATTTTTTTGCGTCCATGATTAGGAAGACTGTGCTGGCCCTGACCTTGTCTAGTTTTCTTGGGCTTGGACTCAAGTTTGACGGATGAAGATGATTTGGGTTTTGCCATGGGTCACCAGTTGTAGTTGCACGCCCAATAACCTGCTTTGAGCTTGTCTTTTTTCTCAGAGCAGTTGTGACGCGCTTTGAAGTTAGCACGTCTTCCCTCGTCTTTGTGCGAAAGATAATCTTCGTATCCACGCAGGCCAAACCGCACAATAGCCTCTTTACCGTTTTGGCAACCCTTGACAACATACTTGTGTTTGTCCCCCTTGGGCGCTCGCTGAGGTTTATTGCAGGGCATTTTGTCCTTTTGATATCTCTTTGCTGCAGCCGCTGCTTTTTTATGTTTCTCAGCCATCAGAGTCCTTTAAACATTGAAGTGAACTCACCCAAGATTTGTGTGCCAGTCTTGGATTTGTAATTCGTTTCTTCTTCGTCCTCGTCTAATTTTAAGCTAAAGAAATTTGAAGACCCTTCTTTGTCCGTAGTAGAAGGTTCTTCTTCATCAGCAAAGAAACTTTCAACCGTACCAAGAGACGCAAACGGATCACTGAAATCAAGACCATATGTTTTCAGGGCTTCGTTGGAACCAGCCTTCGTAAGAATTGTTTGCTCAGAGCGATCTAAGTCAGGGAAAAAATTCTGGTAAAACTCGTCTTCCGTTCCTTGGTAACCAGCTTTTTGGAACACGCTATAAAGTTCTGTTGAGGGCTTGGCCTGTTTGTCCGTGTAATCTTCGGGACGTTCAATGTAAGTAATACCAAGAACTTCTTGTGTTGGTTTTTGTCTTTTTTCATTTAAGTATTTAATTTGTTCCCGAATGTCCTGGGCCGTACCAGTGCGCAGAGTCTCGACAATATAGTTTTTAAGCTCTTGAATATCACCTTTAAAATCAGTTAGTCCATAGCGCTTTAATACTTCTTCCCAAGTGGATTTATCGCTGGGATCTAAACCACGCAACATTTCATCAGCGAATTCCTCAGGCAAAATAAACTGACCAAAAACAGTGCCCTGTTCTAAAGCTTCTTCTTTTAGTGCCGGAAGAATACGACCGTATATTTCGTCTTGCACGCCACCGGCGGTCAAGATATCTTTGGCTGCGTCAAAACCCCTGCCTTGTCCTTTTACTTGAAAGTGGATTCTGGCAAAAGCATCTTTGTCGTTGAGATCAATGCCAAAGCGATATGCCTGTTGGGCCCAATAAGGATCTCCTTTTTTAGCCGCCTCCCAATCTTCTGAAACCATTTTGGCTTGGTTTAGATAGTCAGCCTCTCGCACTTTGTTGCCAACGGGATTGAAATAAAAGTCTGCATCGAAATATTGATCTTGCATCTTTTGAATATCCGTTAAATATTGATCTGCCCGCAAGTCAGCAACAAGCTTCACCGCGTTGACCATGTCTTGGGTCTGGAACGGGTTTTGTTCTTCTTGTCGAATATCTAAATATTCAACAAATTCGTCCATTGATTTTGAAGTATTAAAACGAGGTGTTAAATATTCATCAATGAACTGTCTTGCAAAATCTGCTTGAATTTTTACTTGGTCTTGAGCCTCTGCTGTTGTATAACCGAGCTCCAAATCTTGTTCATAGCGTTTCTTTAATTCACCATCAAACCATTGCTGCCAATTGTAGGTTGTATTGTTACGCACACCCGTTATATTTTGTAAGCTTTTTTCTAGCGATTCTTCAGCTTTTCCAGCGGAAGTAAATGAAAGAAGTCCGCCTACTCCTGAATCTCCAAGAATTGAATTTGTTAACTCTTTGTTTATATTTGTAATCTCACTAAAACCACCAAACCCACCCAACAAGCCAAGCATTTGTTCTTTTGCTTTTGCTTGCTTCATTTCTTCAATTGTTTGTTTTAAAACATCTTGAGTCAATGCGCCAAAACGCTTGACATCAATGGTTGCTTTTTCGCCAACCGCCTGGCTAATTGCATCTTCTAATTCGGTAATGCCATATCCCGCGTTGGCGTTGTAATTGAAGGCAACTTGTTTATCTTCTGGTCTTTCTGACAAGCGAAATAATGCTGCAAACTCATCTGGCTTGGTAACGTCCAGGTATTTTTCTTTGGCTAAATTTATCCAATAAGGATCATTATTTTTAGCGTTCTCCCAGGCACGTGCAACTGCAGGTATATTTAATAGTCTTTGTGTTTGCGTATCAATATCTACGCCTAACTGCAGATCTCTTACGGCTTGAATATCTTGATCGGTTGGTTTTTTTTCTAAATAAACTTTGGCACTTGTTGCTTCTTCTGGCGCATTACCGCGTAAACCGGCTGGCTTACCCTGTGTTGTGTAATGTTGAAGATAATAGCCAGTTTCTCCGTATCTTTCTGTAATATCAATATCATCATTTTGAACAGCACTTTTCCACTGCTCAGCAATTTCTGGATTGTTATTTTTATAGTATTTAGCGTCAAACTCTCCGTATAAAGGTTTTGCCCCAAGATTGGAATCCCAGCGCTGCAACTTTTCCGTGCGATAAAAATTTTTATATTGTTCTTCTAAATCTTTTTTTAAACTTTCATCAACCTCTTTGATGTTTCTAATCAGTTGTCTTTGTCCAACATAATCACCTCCCTTTGTTGTGGTTGCAGCAGCCAATGTTTGCTTATACGCCTCATTTAACTTTTTATTTTTTTCTAGCTGTATTAAATTATCTCTTCCTTGTTGATTCGCAAAAATTGCTGCGTTGTCAGGTATCCAACGAGTACCCCAACGCTCTTCGGCTGTACAATGACCAAAAATATTGCGCGAATCGCAGGGATGCTGCATTAAGTAGCGCTGGCTATATCCCTCAGAGCGATCTGTTTTTAATTCTTCAGGTGTGTAATCAACTTTTTCCCAGCTTGTTACCCACTGTTTTTGAGCGGGATTGTAGTAAATACCCATTATCCCGCAGCCATTTGCGATGCGTTTATTTCAATATTATAAGAAAAAATATCAATAACTCCTTGGCTCATCCACGCTTGTATTTGTAACATGCGTTCTTCCGTAAAGTAATACTGTTGACGATACCATTCTTCCATTTTGGCGCTGGCTTTATTTGTGTTGCAACGTCTGCAAGCAGGAAGTAGGTTATTTCGATTACTAGAGCCAGAGCGAAACCTTGGAATGATGTGGTCCAGGGAAGTGGCTTCTTCTCCGCAATAACCACATTTGCAATCCCAGGCTTCGTAAATTGATTGTCTGTATCTTTTCTTTGCTAACTTTGGAGTTAATTCAATGAGGAGGGAAAGGGGGTCCTGCTCACAATTGAACATGCTCTTTAGTTGCCGTTACTTTATTTTAATTTCACTACATATGCAAACCTCTCTAACTAAACCATAAAACGATTGTTAAAATCCTTGACAAGACCTTGTTGGTTGTTACGTTGTTTAAGCATGCGCTATTAGCTGCTTTCCATGACTGGCCGTAAAAGCTGGGTTCCCGCTCACCGGGCTGAAAAACTGCTTGGTATTGACCGCGAAACTCTTTTTAAATATCGGGATGACGGCACACTAAAGTTAGGCCCGCACTTCCGAGCTTTTGAGGATACTTTTTCACGGGATAGTTATCGTTGGAATGTAAGTGCCGTTAGGAAACACCTACGCAAGAACGGATTGTTGGCACTGGCCGCTTAAAAGTTTTGTAATGTTGCTTGCGAAGTTGATGGGCTAATAACAAATCAGTGACGTTTAACTGAACATCCTGATAAGCAATGGCCCTGTAAAGCGAAGCCACCAAGGAACTCCAGCAGTCTTGCAAATCGCAAGGCTGCTTTTCTTTTAGTTCAAACAATAAAACCCATTGCGGATGCAAGGGATGAATAAGACGTTTCCGACCGGATACTACCAACGCATTTTGTGGTCCCCAGGTAAAGCCAGTGAGCTCTTCTGGTTTTAGGCCATAGGTTGCGAGCAA